TGACGGTCTATTGAACCTCTCCCCCCCCCCGTCTTATGGTCTTTGATATATCCCTGTTTGCAAGCTGCGGTGCAAGCCTTTCTGCAATTTCAGGTTTTACAAAATACTTTTCATCTACTTCTTCAGGTGCTTCAATAACATCCTTCAGTGTCTTTTGCAGTTCAAATGGTTCAGGGAATTCAAAGATTCCTGTGTCAATGTCTTTCCTGATGCTTACAATGAACACCCTTTGTCTGCTTTGCGGAACACCAAAGTCTTTTGCATCAAGAACCTTCCAATAGTTCACATATCCGGCATCTTCAAGACTGTTCAAAACAATGTTGAACTGTTCTTTGAACTTCTCTGAAGTCAGATTCTTCACATTTTCTGCAATGGCAATCTTTGGCTTGCAGTGGTCAATGATCCGCAATGCATCAAAGAACAGACCTGACCGGGTTTGTGAACCATCTTCATTGAAAAGCCCCTGTTGTGATCCGGCAATGGAAATGTCCTGACATGGAAAACCATATGTGATCAGGTCAATATCATCAGGCAATTCCTTTTCATTTATCTTGGTAATGTCACCAAGGTTCATTGCTTCAGGTACATGATGCAGAACTGAATATGCTTTACTTGCATACTTGTCTATTTCCGAATATCCAACCAAGTCATAGGGGATTTCTAACCGCTGCAAGGCTTTTTCAAATGCACCAATACCACTGAACAGTGATAAATATTTCAACAATTCCAACCACTTCCTTTCAAAATCCGTTCCAAATCTGTTTGGTTTTATACAGAAAACATTCAGCATCATTGCATTCTTCCGGGATCAAGTCTTTTATCCGCTTTCTTGATTTGCTGATGTATAACTTGCTTCTGATCTTTGTGTTCGGCTGCTCTGTTTCCAACATTTCATCAAATTCAACTGTCTTTTCATAATCATCAGGTTCATGATCCTTGATGAACTGAAAGAAATAATTTGTGTGGAAAGGGCAAAAACAACAGGCTGATGCTTTGGTGTTCAATCCCCAAACTTCAAGGATGTATTTGTAATTGTCAGCCCTTGTCAGGTTCATCTCACACAAAGGAAATTTATTCACAAAGAACTTCCCCGGATTTTCTTTGCACCGTCTTTCTTCTTCCTTGGAAAAACCAATGTGCATTTCATGGGCTTTCACATCTTCAGGTTTTATCCTTTGCCTGAACTTGTAATGCAGAAGTTCATACTTGAAGAACTTTTCAATCAGGTTCACTTTGTAATCAAGTGTGCAATTTCTCAACATCCTTCCCTTCTTGCCGTTTTCGTCTATACTCCAAAAAGGAATTGATGTCACCCGGCTTTTCCCAAAGTTGTTCATATAGTCCTTGTATAATGGGCTTTCAACAATGAAGAAAGGAATTCCGGCATTCTCACAAGCTGCCTTGATGAACATTGTCTGATCCATGACCCACTTTGGTTCAAGACCAAGATCACAAAAGATTACTGCATCATATATTGGAACTTCTTTGTGAATGATTCCTTTTGTTTTATTCTCACAAGCCATCAGTGCAAGTGCGGTGCTTTGCATCCCTGAACCGCAAGATAATATTTTCATATGTTCAAACCTCTTAACTTATCCACATTTTACACATCAGATTGTTAATAACTCTTAACTTTGAAACGGAACAAAACACCTGATGACCTTTCCATTGATCCTCTTTGTTGCCGTTTCAAGATTCAGTTCCCGGTTGATCTGCTTGCTGAAGATTGCCTTTGAAAGTGGCTGCATAGATGCATCAGCACAATAAACCTGATAACGCTTGTAAACATCTGTTGTGCTTTCATTTACAATGTCATCTTTGCCAACTTCAGCAATGAATCCAAGAATAGGATTGTTTTCAATCCGATATTCTTCACGCTCTTTTTCAACCCTTTCTGACTTTGTGAATTCATCCATTGTTCTGACACGCTGAAGGGCTTTGACCGCAATATTCACAAGATATTCTGAAGCATCCTGTGAAGTCAGTTTGTCAACAATCTTTGAATCAAAGTCAGGATCATCCTTGGTGAATGATGCATTGAATGGTATGATTTCCAATCTACGCAACACCGCCCCGGTTTTATCCCTCATTCTTGGGATGTCATTGGCTGAAAACAGAAGTTTTGTGTATGGTGTAAATTCAAATGGGTCAAGTCCTTTTCTTTCAGCCTTGATCATTTCACCTGTGACTACCTTTTTGAAGATTGCCACCTGTGAACCCTGAAGGAAGTCATCACCAATATCATCACCAATGTTTGCCAACTTATTGAACATCATTGCAGTTGAAAATCTGTCACCAAGTTCCTTCAGGTCAAGGGCTGAAATATTCTTATCACCAAGCACATTCTTGACCATCTTCAGATAGGTTGATTTTCCGTTTGACTTTTCACCTGTCAGGATGAATGCCTTTCCAAGTTCATTCCTTCTATACATACAATAGCCAATGCATTCTTCAAGCAATGCCCGGATGTCAGGATCATTGCAAGCCAACTTGTTCAGGGTTTTATCTGTCAGTTCATCATAGGCATCAGCCACATAATCCCAAGGGATTTTGTTTGTCACTACAATTTCAGGTGAAAAAGGGTTCAGTGTATCTTCAACCAAGTCATAGATGCCATTATTGAAGGCAATGAACCGGGCTTCTGACATTGAATAATCTTCAGCAATCAGTTCAAGGTATTCAAGGCATTCCCTTCTTTGGGTCTTTTTCAGGTTCGGTATGTGTTCAATCATCACCGCTTCAATGTTCCTATATCCTGAAAGATATACACCTTCTTTGTAGATGTGCAGCTGATTATTGATCCTGACAATGTGGTTGTTATTCTTCAGGAAGGTTGCGAACTTCTCAAACAGGAAGGTTGCACCAAGGAAGAAAACAGGCTTCTGAAAGGCTTCATCCCTTAAAATGGTTTCAAGTTCTTCATCACCAAGTGGGTCTTTTAACACATACTTGTTCAGAATCCTGATTGTTTCCCTTGTATCATCCACTGAAAAATCATTTGCAGTCAGTGTCAGGATGTAATTGAACAGGGCTTGATTTCTACCTTCCCCGGCTTCCATGTCAACAAATTCATTGGTTGCCCTGACAGGCAAGAACCACTTTGGAAGTTCCTGATAATCTTTGCCTTCTTCAACATCCCATTCAACAAACCTTTCAACACCGTCAATCTTGATGACCTCATAACTGCATCTTGTGCCAATCTTAATATCAGCGGTCAGACCTACTGCCAAAGGGATGTGTGTTCTGTTCCTTGATACCTGATGATTCTTGAAAAGAAAGTGCCTTCCCCTTGTTGTTTGGTACACACGGCAATCAAGTTGATAATCTTCCACAATCTTCATCATGATTTCAGACTGATCATGGTCATCAATGTCAACAAGAATGGTATCATCAGCAAGAACCCCGGCATATCCGCTGCAATCCTTGACTTCATCAAGTTTCTTCCACTTGGTGCGACCCTTTAACTTTTCAACTGTCCTTTTTCCTTTTGTTTCAACATAGCCTTTATATAGTGACATATGCCCACCGCCTAACTGTTCAATATTTCAATGACCTTTTGACAGAACATCACATTCTTCAGAATGTCATCTGTTTCCCTGATACATGATCCAAGTCTTAACTTGAACTGCTTCAGGTCAACATCAGCTGCTTTGATGCATCCTGACCAATGCTTGTATTGTTCAGAATTCCTTTTGAATCCATCCCTTGTCTTTTTCATGTCAGCAATATGGTCTTTTGAATATCGAACTTTCTGTTCATAACCAATCTTGTATTTTTCAAGTTCAGCAATTTCATCATCTGCATGGTTCAAAAATTCCTGAACAAAATCTTTTATCTTCTGTTCTTCATCCGGGGTGTCACTTCCCCTGATAATCTTCAACAGTTTCTTTGTTTTTCCAATGTTCCGATCAGAAAGAAACACCTTCAAATGAATCTGCATCTTCCAATGTTCATTCCAATCATTTTTATGTATATCAAGGTCAACATCTTCCATAAAATCCATGTATTTCTTCCTTTCCCTGAAGGTCAGGCAACAATGCCAAACTGCTTCAGTCTTTTCCTTGTCATTTCAATGTACCAATCCCGGTCAAGTTTTGCCGGAACAGGAACATTCAGGCACATATCATTGAAGATGAAACAATGTTCAGCGGTGTTTGCAAACTTTTCAGGCTTACCCCTTTTACCGCCACACTTCAGAAGCCTTCCATCATCCAAATCCTTGGATGCAAACACCCGGTATGATTTATATGTGAACCGTTCTGTTTTTGGGTAATCATAAAAGGTCTTGATCACCCTGACCCCTTCTTTCCTGATGACAGGCTTGCAGTGTTCATGTTCAACCCATCCATAGTTTCCTGATAATTTCACAACCTTTTGGAACTGCAACAGGTCATTGCATTCCATGATTGTCTTTTCAATAGGCACTTTGTGTGCCATATATTCAACAAGGGCTTTGTTCAGTATAGGAAGATCATTGTCTATTGGTGAAAGTTCTTTCAGGTATGCACCGATTCTTTCAACACCGCCATCAACATCAACCCAAAGATAATTGTTCACATCCTTCTGATAGATTTCTTTCAGACAGTCAAGTTCAAGACCTATTGAACACTTATCTGTTGAACACCTTGATTCCCACTCATAGCAAATATCATCAAGCATATCAAAGGCTTCATCTGTGTTTGGAATCCATACAATCAGACCATCTGTGTTTGACTGTACCAACCTGAAGCCCGGTATCACTTCAAGATGTTCTATCAGGTCAAGCAACATCAGCTGCCCATTGATGCACATGATGTTGTTGTTCCTTGGATCATATGCCGGATTGCGTTTGTCTTTCATAGCCCCTGAAAGGGCATTCAGCATCTTTTTATATGGCAACTGTGCTTTCTTCCACCGCTTTGATTCTTCCTTTGTCTTTGCGTGTGTCTGCTTGTATTTCATGCCTTTTCTTGTCTGATACACATTGTTGTAATTGTCATTGGTTGCAGACCTTGTGACAAGCATCCAAGCCAATAGCAAAGAAGGATAATAGTTGTTTACATCAACATGGAATCCGGCACCGTCTTTTTCATCAAGGTGAACAGGCTTTGCATCAGCCCCATGAAGCCCACCAAATCCGAAAGTGTGCGGAATCCCGGCAACATCTATGGTCAGGCTTTGTGCCTTGTACCACATCCGTTTGGTATAATCATCAGCCTTGTCAATGCCCTTGGTCTTTGCTTCTTTTCTTTTCGATTCAAACCAATCCTGAACTTTTTTATATTTCTTCAGCTGCAAACAAGGCAAATAGTAATAGTCAAATTCATCTGTATATTCCCTTCTTTCACATCCAAGAACCTTGGCGGTGATCTGTGCTTCAGAATCACCAAGACAGGTCAAAGGAAGTTTGAAGGCTTTCACAATGTCATGCATTGCATTGAAGTCATCCACCTTGTGCAGAAATACATTGATTGTCTGTTCAACATCATTCCGGCAATATATGATAGTTTCTTCAATTTCTTCCTGTGTCAGTTTGCGGTTAATGTTGAAGTCAACATCTGATTCCTTGATGTTTGCCCCAAGGAAGGCTTCAAGGGTTTTCAAACCAACACCATGTGACTGTTGTTCTGATGCATCATTGGATGCCATAACATCATAGTTGTTCATTGGAATCTTATTGAACACCTTTGATATTTGCCAACCATCTTCATGGTCAACAATGATCCTGTCACTGACTTCTTTTGGATTCATCCCAAGAAGAATTGCTTTGAAGATGTATTGGTCATAGTGCTTGTTATTGAATCCGACCCATATATTTTTGAAATTGGCTTCATAGTAGTCTTTCAGTTTTTCCGGGTCATTGATGATCACTGTTTCTTCTTTGTTTGTGACATCTATGCAGACCACAAGCCAATCATACTTGAAAACCTCAAAGTCATAGAAAATCAACTACTTCACCAATCCTTTCAAAAAAAGGCGGTTGGGGGGGGCTTGTTGTGTTGCCCCCTTTACCGCCATGTAAAGACTTCTTAACTTTTAATCAAATGCTTCATTGACCTTCAGGCAATTCATGCCGAATGCGTCACCATCCCAATCAACATCAAACTGCAACTTGTGTGCATCCTGATAGATGTCAAGGATTGCATCACCAAAATCTGCATAGTTGACAAAGGTGACAGGTTCAATGTCAATGGCACTGTTTGTGCAGAACTCATTCAGCCAATCACAAGCCATCTTGATTGCCCTTCCATCATTCCACTTTTCAGTGGTCTTATTTCCGCAAACCTTCTGATAACGCTGAAGGTTTCTGCCTTTGTGATCACCTTCTGCAATCTTGAAAACAACTGCAAGGTTCAGACCTGAACCATCCTTGGTTTCCACAAGTTCCATCTTGTCAAGTGTGCAGATATAGTTTCCCTTGGGAACATCTGCATAATCCGGGGCTTCTGCAACTTCCTTCTGAAGTGCATCAAGATCAACCTTTTCATCAAACTTACTGTAATCAATAGCCATTTTCTTCACCTTTTACCTTTCTAAAATGAATGTTTCCTTCAGAAGTTCAAAAGCCTGAACTTCACTGAACCCAACCTGAACAAATGCATCATAAAGTGCCTTTGCCCTTTCTGCATTGTACTTTGCCATAAAGGTCTTTGCCTTTGCCCTTGCTTCTTCCCTTTTGGCTTCTGCTTCAGCCTTGAACTTGTCAAAGTCAGGCTTCTTGGTAGGGTCAGGCATACCGCCTGACAACCCACCGATCATGCCGGATGCAATCAGCCCGGCAACAAGTTCTGCAATGATCTTTTCATCCATGATTTATACCTCATTTCTTTTCTTGCGGATGTTCTCAAAGTTTGCCGACATCAAACGGCTGACCTTGTGAAATCCATTCCTTCTGATACATTCAGCCCTGATCACTGACCGCAACAGTTTTCTGTTGTAGTGCGGAACAGGATTGTAAATCTTGCCCTGATTTTCATTCACCATAGCCAATTACCCCCTTGTTCTTCTGACCCTTCTTGTTCTTGCCGGGGCTTCAGTGGGTTCAGCCTTTTCAGGTTCAGATGCTTCTTCAGGTGGATTCATAGCACCTTCAGCATCATCAGCCTGTTCCGGCTCTTTCACTGCTTCAGCCTTGGCGGTTCTTTCCTTGCGTGTTCTTCTTGGTACTTTTTCAAGTTCCGGCTTTGGTACGGTATCTCTGACCGCACACGCTTCATCAAAAGGTACTTCTTCCTGACCGGGGAATGCTTCATCAAGTGCCTTGTCACAATCAGCCATGTACTGATCCATCTTTGCCTTGTTTTCGGCTTCAACTTCATCATGGGTTTTCTTTGGTGGTTCTTCAGCTGCTTCAGCCGGGGCATCATCTTTCTTGGTTGCCCTTCTTGACCTTCTACCATTGGCATCAGGCTTTTCAATGTTGCCCTTTGCCTTTCCGTCTGCTTCAGCCATTTCAGCATCAGACTTGGCATCATCAAATTCATAGTAGTTTCTGATCTTGTCATCCACATACTGAAGATCATTGTCAATGGCATAGTCCGGGAACATTCCAAGTGGTGATTTTACTGTGTCATTACCACTGTTCTGTGTCAGGAAGTAATACTTGCCTTCATTGACCAAAGTTCTTAAAACGATTGTGAACAGACCTTCAATGGTGATCTTCTCACGAAGCAACTTTCCAATCAGTTTGATTGTGGTCACACCGTTTTCAAGGGTTTCAGTATGGGTCATGTAGTAAACAACCACATCATCAGGAAGTTCCTTGCAAACCTCTATAATCTCAAAGTAATTTGCACCAAAGTCATTCCATTTATCCCATCCGTTTTCCTTGATCCTGTTCATGTACGGAACTGAAAGGATGTACTGAAAATCATCAACAACAATGATCTTCTTTCCGGCTTCAGCCTGTTCCTTCATGAACTTGGTGATCTTTCTTGATTCCGTCACACCGCTTAATGTGACAAACTTTCTTGAACCCTTAAAGGGTAAAGGCTTACCAACAGGATTGACAACCGCCACAAGGTCAGGGTTTGTGTTCCTTAAACTTGTTGACTTTCCTGTTCCTGATTCACCCATGATCAAAACCTTTTCAGCCATAATCATTCACCTTCACTTTCTGCATCATCTGCTATTTCTAAAACATGGGAAGCCCACATATCAGCCCAATGAAGAATCAAAGACAGTGGTGTTTCATGTCCGGGTATCTGATACTTCATGAAGTCATACAAGCCATCATGTGTCAGGATTGCCCATTCTTCATCTTCTGTCAGGTCAATAAACAGTGTTGCCAACTTGACAGACCTGATTGCATGGGGAACACCTGTCAAATCCTTGTTTGTGTCATAGGGCTGAACACCCTTCTTGCCTGACTTCAGAACCTTATCAACATACATTGGCTTTCCATAGTCACCACACTTGCCAAGATCATGAAGCAATGCAACAATGATGATGCTGCTTCTGATTTCTTCAGTGATGTTCTTTGCACCGTAAAGGGCAACAGAAATCTTTTCCGCACTGTTCAAAACATTCACTGAATGTTCAGCAAGACCGCCTTCTTCAGCCAAGTGGTATCTTGTACTGCAAGGGGCTTTGTAAAAGCCGATTTCATCCATGTAGTTCAGAAGTTCTTCAACCCCTTCACGCTTTGTTTTCTTCAGGCTTTCTGTGATGATTGCCTTGAAGTTGGGCTTCTTTTCTGCTTCCTTTGTTTCCACCGCTGCAACAGTGGCTTCAGCTGCTTTCTTTGCCATAGTCTTTCACCTGTTCCTTTCTGCTTTTTCTTTTAACTGCTTTTCTATATCATTCCATTTCTTAACAAATGGATATGATCTGTATAAATCATCACCTTCAGGGATCACATCATTTGCAATGTCTATCATCAGGGCTTTGAATCCTTCAAAGTCTTTTGGATAAAGCAAGATTGCAATTCCCCCGGCTTTGTCAATCTCTTTCAGATTGAACAACTGAACATCTGTGGGGCTTCCCCTTGGGGCTTTCAGTTCTATCCCAAGGAACACACCGCAATAACAAACCAACAGGTCAGGGATGCCGGATTTTGTGAAGTTCTTTCCATTGGATGACTGACCACCCCAATACTTCAAAACCCATGCCCCTTTTTCCTTCAGGTGGGCTTTCACCCGGTTTTCAAACTGCTTTTCTTGTGCTATGACAGATCACCCCTTCCCATGTGTTTTTTTTTCTTTTACACAAGCCATGATCCCATGCATGTTGTGTGTTTTCCGACAAGGTACACCATTCAAGTTGTGATGCCCGGCAATCATGCTTTTTGCCTTTCTTGTGGTTCACAACAGGCTTGTCATCAGGGTTTGGGATGAATGCCACCGCTACAAGGATATGAAGTCTGCAATTTGCCCGGTCAAGTTTCACTCTTAAATAACCATTTCCGTCATCATATGGATGAAGAAGTTTCCCGGTCTGCTTGTTTCTAACATTTCCCATATTGCTGACCTCATATCTTGGGTGATCCTCAATCACCTTCCATGATTCACGCATTTGCACTGTCCTTTCTTCTGATTTCCATGTATTCCTTATAAGGCAAACCCATTGAATCAGCTGCAATGTGCAAGGCATTCTTCTTTGTTCCGAATGTTCCCCTTTCTGACATCACCGGGATGTTTGGGAATCCAACCTTGTGTGCATACCATCTTGATGTGCCTTTTTCTTTTGATACCGTATATGTCAATTTCATTGGTTCAGCCTTTCCTGAATCTTCAGCACCGCTTTTGAATAGTTGCTTTTATAAACACCATTGTTCCAAAGAAGTGAAGCCTGATATTCACCCATGTTGTATGACATCAGCACCCTATTCACATTGTCATATCTTTTGAATAGATCACGCATGACATAGCACCCGGCAATGATGTTTTGGTATGGATCAAGAAAATCCGTCACACCAAGTTCTTCAGTCATCCATTCATGGTTGCATTTGTTAATCTGCATCAGTCCATAATCATCAGTTTTGCTGATGCAGTCAGCCTGATAATCGCTTTCATGCTCAATCATTGCCATGATCAGTGTGAAATCAAGGTTGTATGCCCGGCAAATGCAGTATGTAAATTCCTGAAGGTCAGCATCCATGTCAACATCAAGCGGTTCAAAATCGTTTGGAACTTCCCAATCAATATCCTTGATTTCATGTTCGATTTCCTGACCGTCATATTTGCCATATATGACCACTTCTTTTGTCAGGGCTTCAACTGTCTGTTTCTCTGTTTCCTGTTCCTCTGTGGGCTTATATGAAGTTATATGACCCACGAAAAGACCAATCAGGAAGAACACAACCGCAATCAGCACCCAAGATGCAATGATTCTTTTTGCAACCTGTGTTCTTCTAATGTTCCTTGAATAGTTCATCTGTCAGTTCCTTCCCCAACCTCAACATTTCAAGGTTGTAAATTTCAATACTGTTCTTCACAAGTAGGTAATAATAGAAACAAGGTTTGTTCTGACCTATCCTGTGAATCCTTTTCTTGCTCTGTTCCCAAAGATCACATGACCCTTTGCCAAGTGGTAAAGTGAAATAAATGATCTTGTTTGCCTTCTGAAAGTTTCCACCCATTGCCCCGGCTTGATACTGAATGAATGTGATACTGTTTTCATGCAGTTCATAACTGTTCAAATCCTTGGTTGACCCATTCAGGAATGAAACAGGTCTTTCAAGTTCAATGGCAACCTTCCAAAGTTTTGATAGTTCCTGATTGAAGTTGTAGAACACAATCAGTCTATCTTCTGTTGATTCCACCAAATCCCTGAAGGCTTGAATCTTTTCATCATGGTACTGACCGCATAATTGCCTTTGATAAAGCATCCTTGTCAGGGTGTTATCACCAACAAGTTCAGTTCCATCCGGCATCATCAGGTATTGATTCTTGGTAAATGCTTTGTATTGCTTTGTAGGTTCAAGCATGATGTTCTGTTCAATCTGTTCAGGAAGGTCAATCACTTCATCTGTTTTCATAAAGACCGCCCCAAACTGTGAAAGCCTTTTCATCAGGTGTTCAGTGTTCTTGTAACCCCTGATCACTTCCCTTTTGAACCCGGTATCTTCTTCAATCCATTCAGTGTCAACATAACTTTTCCAATAGGCTTTCTTGTCAATATCCCATCCAAGCAGCTTCAGTTGTGACCAAAGTTTTTCATACTTTCCGGCGGTTGGTGTTCCTGATAACAGGATCACGCTTTCAGGCTTCAGTTTCAGAATGAACTTTGACCGCTTTGCCTGTTCATTGGAAATCAGCCCGGATTCATCCAAAAGCAGTGTGAAGTTTTCAAGTTCCAATATCCATGACCGCCTGAAGATCAGATCATAATTGATGACCCCTATCACATCAGGTCTGTCATAAAGTTCTTTTGTATTTACTGCATCCCTGAATGTAATGCTTTCTGTTTTCTTTGTCAGGTTCAACACCATGTATTCAGGATAGAAGGTCTTGAAGTGATCCACCCAATCATCAATCTTGGATTTCTGACAAACCACAAGGTTGACCGCATTGTTCTGAATCCATAACTTTTCACCGCCAACAAAGGTTTTGCCTAACCAAGACCCATATCAAGGTAATATGCCACCCGGTTCTTTTCTTCTGTCTGATCAAGAACCGCCTTTTGATGTGGCATCAGTGTCAGGGTCATTTCCATCACCTTCTTTCTTCACCCGGTCAAGGGCTTCATCAAACAGTTCCTTGAATCCTTCACCGCCTTTCTGATGCTTTGATGTGTCCGGCATCCATTGCCCGGTTGTCAGAACATCTGCATTCAGTTTGCTATGAAGAACACTTCCAATCTTTAGCATTTGCAGAACACCGCTTCATTGATGATGTAAACGAACTTTTCACCTGTTCCCTTGCATCCATACAATCCGGGAAGATCACGATTCACCGCAATCTGTGAAGCCGTTTCCTTGTCAACACCAAGAATCTGTGTCAGGTCTTTCAGTGTTACCCTGTGAATGCCTGTCTTGTCTGAAGGTGTCATTGTTGCCTTGGGTTCAGGATCATCCGCTTCAAAGTAGTCAGCTGCAAGACCAAGGGCAACTGCAATTCCCTTCTGCTTCTGTACTGAAGGAACATTCTTGTCATTCAGATACATACTGATTGAACCTTTTGAACATCCTGTGAGTGACACAACCTGTGCCTGATTGATGTTCAACTGTTGCATAGCCTTTGATAACTTTTCGCAAAATTTCATGATTTTTACCATTCCTTTCTTAACTTTTATTTATCTGAACCGCTGCAACGGTTAAGATTTCTTAACTTCTTCTGTAAAAAAATAAACCGGGATGAATTCAAACGGAATATCCAATAATTCACAAGCCTTGATGATGTCCTTGTCAGTCCAACAAACCTTGCCATTCAACTTGGCTGACATTGTAGGGCTTGAAATATCCATTGCATCTGCAAACTTGGTTTCCGTTCCAAACTTTTCCCGGATTTTACCCCTTAACTTATTGTAATCGAATGCCATTGTGTTACCTACCTTTCTTCAAATGGGAAATAATTTTTGTTATATTGCTTCATTACTGTCACTGTAATGATGTGACCATCCTGTTTGGTCTGATCTATTCTATACTTGAACTTTGACTGTTCCATTTCTGCAAGCCATTTTTCATAATCGGTGACTTCATCAAATTCAATCACCTGTTGGATGAATGCTTCTTTGATTCTCTTTGCCATAGTCAGCACCCCAAGTTTGCCATGATGTCACGGATCATTGCCGTTCCTGAATCCATGCTGACATTCACAACCCTTTTGCCACCTGATTCCCATATTATAGTGACCTGTTCATCACCGTTTGGCAATTTCTCATAGTTCAGGGCTTCACAATCCCAAGCATTGGATGTTGCCTGAACCGCTTTCAGTAACAGATCACATATCTTCTTTTTGTTTTCCATCTGTACCGCCTTTCTTAACATTCAGCATAAGTGTAATAACACCAAGGATTTTCTTTGCAGTATTCATAGGCTTCATCTTCAGTTGGGCATTCAATAATTGAACCACCGTCAAAAACCAACCACATATGCCCACCGCCTTTCAAGGAAAAAGAACATCCATGATGTAATCAGGTTCAAGACCAAGTTCTTCCATGATCACATTATCATCCCCGGTCAACAGAAGTCTTTGCTGACAGTTCCGAACTGCTTCATATGCTTCCTTTTCTGTCAGTCCGTCACGCTCCATCAGAATCTTCACAACCTTGTTTTCCAACCACTATCACCTGACCTTTCATCCATTCATTGATTTGACCACCGCTGCAACGGCTTTGTTGTTTGTTAAGAAGTCTTTATCCTTGCGGTTAAGAACTCTTAACAATGACAACTATAAACCACCTTGATTGGTTTGTCAATAAGATTTTTTAAGAAAACTTAACTTTTTTTCAAAAAAGATTGAAAATTGCTTAACTACGCTTTATAATAGGGAATGCATACATATATGAAGAAAGGGGGATGATTTTATGTCAGATACCTTTAGGAATAGACTTCAACAGTTATTGGATGAACACAACATGAAGGCGGTTGACCTTGCAAATGCCATTGATGCACCAAAAGCAAGAATCAGCCAATGGATGCACAACAAAACAAATCCAAATGCTGATTCATTGTATAAAGTTTCAAAGTATTTCAATGTTTCTGAAGGTTGGCTTTTGGGTCAGGATGTTCCAAGGAACTTTGACCGGGATCAGTTGGAAAAGAAGGTTGAAGCCTGTGACATCATTGAACAGTGCTTTGGCATCCAAGCAAGGGAAGTTGTCAGGAAGCTGCTGAACTTAAATGATGCCGGGGTTTTGGCGGTCAACAAATATGTCGATTTCTTGGCTGAACAACCTGAATATCAGATTGAACCCAAAAAAGATGCACGATCATCAGGAAAGAAGGCAATGTGATCTATGCCAAATGGTGAAGTGTAACAGTTGTAACAGTGTAACACTTCCCTATATACTATATATTTTTTATATTTTTATTATTCAAGGGTAAAGATAAATAAAATTTATAATATAAGTTGCATAGTCAGTGTTACAACCGTTACATCCTTATTTTTACAAGGTTTTTACTGTTACACTTGCCGTTACACTACTGTTACAAGGTGTTACATCAGAAAGGAAGGTGATCTTTATGTTTGGAAAGAAGAAAGAAAAGAATTTTGAAGTCAAGGCTATGCACTATGAAGGAATTGAACAGTTTGCTTCAGATTATCCATGCAGATTGGAAGTGAAGGATGACACATTCATCATCACCCGGATCAAGCCTGAAACAACTGTGACATTGCCAATGAACCGCATTCAGTCCTTCACCGCTATGGAAGAAGCCCGGTTCATGGAAATGTATCATGGTGAAGCAAAGGAAACATCCAAGGCAAAGAACATCAAGAAGTATTACTTGGTTGTGAAGTATGACAAAGGAATGCTTGCTTTTTGGGGTTCGGCTATGGAATGGGGAAAATTCATTGAACTTCAGAAGATGACTTTGGTTGATGCACCAAAGACAATAGAACTGTAATAAATGCAGAACCCCAAAGGTTGCAGCCTTCAGGGTTCAAGTAATCAAATCAAGGAATGGATGATCTGACTATGCAACTTTCATTTTATCATCTATTCCTTTATTTTTCAACAAAAAGAAAGGAATGGTGAACTATGGGCAAAAGGAATCCAAACGGTTATGGTTGTGTGACCAAACTGAAGGGGAACAGGTCAAGACCTTGGGTGATCAAGGTGACTGTTTATGATGAATATGGGAAATCACATCAACAACCTGTTGGGTATGCAGAAACAAAAGAAGCTGCAATGATCCTGTTGGCACAATATAACAATAACCCTTGGGATATTGACCGGGAAACAGTGACCCTTGCAGTCTTGTTTCAAAGGTGGTCAGTGATGAAACTTCCAAAACTGTCAAAGGGAAGCCAAAATTCACTGAAGTCAGCGTTCAAGCATTGTTCAAAATACTATGGGATGAAATACCGGGCTTTGCGGTCATATCAGATGCAAGATACCATTGACAACTGTGGTCATGGATATTCAACCCAAGGTGCAATCAAAGCCCTTTGGGGTCATCTTGACCGCTTTGCCTTTGAATGTGACATCATTGAAAAGATGTATTCCCAACTGACAACCGCTGCACCGATCCCGGAAACATCAAGAACACCTTTCACGGAAAAACAGATTGAAGCCCTTTGGGGTGTTTCTGATCAGGAATGGGTGAACACCGTTCTGATCTTTTTATATACCGGGTTCAGGCTGACTGAACTTCTGACAATGAAGAAAGAACAAGTGAACTTGAAAGATATGACCTTCACCGGGGGCATCAAGACAAGGAATGGAAAAGACAGGGTTGTTCCAATCCATCCAAAGATTCAGCCTTTTGTGAAAGACCTGATGAAGTCTGACAGTGATTGGTTGTTTTCATATCAGGGAAAGAAGATCAGTCAAACACAATACTATGAATTTTGGAAGGATGCAATGAACCTGATTGATGCAGACAAGACCCCACATGAAGCAAGGCACACATTTGAAACGCTTCTTGACAATGCCGGGGGCAATAGGAAATGTATTGATATGCTTATGGGTCATAAGTCAAAGGATGTGGGAAACAGGGTGTATAATCACAAGACCATCAAGCAGCTGAAGGAAACTATTGAACTTTTGAAGTGATTTTTTTATGTGCTGAAATATCACAATTTCAGGTTGAACAAGTAACAAATTAGTAACAAGAAAAGCCCCAAACACCGAAAAATCAAGTGTTTGGGGCTTTATGAAAAACATTGTATCACAAATATAACCTTGTTACTATACCTTAAACACCGCAAAAGTTCAACATTTTGTTCGGTGCTATCCGACACAAAAAGGCGGTGTTTAGTAACAAATTAGTAACACCAAATCAAGGTTCAGGATCATGCCTGAATCAGTTTCCCGGCTTTCAGAAGTTTCACCATCTGTGTGTTCTGTGCAGCCGTTCCCTTGTAACCGCTGATGCCGTTTGCAGCTGCAATCTTTGCCCTGTGGGAATACGAACTGTCAACACCAATGGCATTCAGGGCAACAACAATGCTTCCTGATGTGCCTGTGTACTTCTTGTAATACTTGGTTGTATCAACCGGGGCTGAATATCTGCTTGCACCTTCCACAACAATAACAGTGTGACCCTTGGTGCAAGTCACAAGAACATCACCTGTGTAAAGGGTCATGCCGTTTGTGTACTTTTTGCGACCAATGAAAAGCCCTGTTGCTTCAAGTGCAGATGCTTCATTTGCGGTTGTAAAGTTGCCGGGGTCTTTCCCGGTTGCTTCCTTCACACAAGCCCTGACAAGTGCAGAACAGTCACATTCTGTTTTGACTGTGGATGCCACACCATGTGTGATCACACCAAGTCTGTTGGTCTGATCATATCCAAGGTTTGAATTGTTGCAAGCGGTCAGCATCTTTTCCGCAATCTTCAGTGCGTGTGCATCACTCTTTGGATGAAGAACATACCAACCCTTTGAAGCCACATAAAAGGTCTGAAGGGAAACTTCACCTTTATAATCAGGCTTGCTTGTCTGCTTCTGATCACCAACCTTGCCACCTGTGGCATTGCCATTTTCATCAATTCTTGCTGATCCAATGATTACTGTCATTTTTCTTCACCTTCACTTTCTGATTTCTGCTTCAATACCTCAATAGCCTTCACAACAACCGGGGGAATAGGTACACCCATCAGCCCGGCATTTTCCACAATGCTGATTGTTTCATTGGTTATGAAGCCGATTATGCAAGCATCCCTGATGAAGTTTGATTGAATAACCAAATCAAGTCTGCAAGCCACCAATACCACAAGAAGTGCCATCCCTTTTCTGCAAAGCCCTTTGAATCCGGCTCTGCTTTCCAAAGCACCCCCATCTGTTTTTGTTGAAGCCTTGAAAACCCCGGCAACAATCAAGCCTGTCAGGTAATCAATAGCCATAAAAATAACCAAAGTTGTCAACGCTGAATCCCAACCCCCAAAGGCAGCTGCTATTGCACCGCCAATTATTCCTAAAACACTACAAATTACATTTAGTTTCATACTTCACCATTCCTTTCATCCACACACTAATAAAAACCGCTTCAGGGCTTTCATATAAGCCCATATAAGCGGTTTTCATCAGTAAAGGTATATTTTATTGACCTTTTAGTTTTTACCAAGGATTTCATCAATTTCATCCTTGAACTGCGGATACTTGGCTATAACTTCATCATAGTCAAGTTTTCCGGCTTTGATTCTCATTGCAAGATACTTTGCCATTATAGATCACCTGTCCTTTCTTACTGATTCATCAGAAGGAAGTCAACCGCTTCCTGTGTGGATGCAAGACTGTCATTCATAAGGGTGATATATTCATCCTTGTCATACTGAACAAGGTTGTATTCCCACCCGGTGACTGTTTCTGCTTTACCATCAAGATCACCACTTGGCATTTCAACCTCATGGATGTTTGTTGCTACCCAAACACTGAATTCATCAATTTCATATGCTTCAGGCTGCTTTGATGCTTTGACCGTTCCCCAATCTTTCATCTGTAATCACCTGTCCTTTCTTTTTCTTTGATTTGATGTTTTTGATATAATATTCATCAGCATAAGGCTGAAGGGGTGCAATGTATTTTTGCGACAACCTGAAGGAATCACAATGTTTCAACCAACCCTTGTATGAATTGATTGAACACCATTCAGAATAGTTCATCTGTTGACCGCTTTGAACTTTGTTCAGAAGTTTGGTCATCTTCTTTTCCATCTGCAAACAGGTTGTTTTCCGTAACAATGTGAAATCTTTGAAAATCCTATAACCTACAAAATCAACACCACGCACAAAAGAAGGGAATATCTGATAATTGTCTTTCAACCGCAAGTTCAGGTTGTCTTTCAGATATTCTTGAACATCAGCCAAGACCTGATGCAGTTCTTCTTTGGTCTTTCCGAAAATACAAATGTCATCCATGTATCTGTAATAGAACTTAATGTGTTTGACCTCTTTCATCCAATGATCAAATTCAGACAGATAATAGTTGCCATCATACTGTGAAAAGTAGTTGCCAATGGGAATGCCAACACCTTTGATGTATTCCTTGCCATCACTATTTGTGACAATTTCAATATTCTTGCCTTGTGACTGGTAAAATTCAATGTTTTCATCTGTTGCCGGGCAAGTGCTGATGCTTTCAATGATTTCATCAATCAGGTCAAGCAATTCACCATCTTTGTATTTCCTTCTGTATTTGGCTTTTAATATTTCATGATCTATTGAAGGATAGAACTTTCTGCAATCTATCTTGCAACAGAAAAGCATTTCATCCGGGTGTTCATCAACATCTTTCCGCAACTTCTTGAAAGCTGCATGGATGCCTTTGTTTGGTATGGCTGAATAGGTGTCATCCGTAAAGAATGACAACAGTTGCGGTTCAATCACCTGAAGCACCGCCCATTGAACAATTCTGTCAGGATAGAAAGGCAACTTGTAAATTTCCCTTTCCTTTTTGCCTTCTTTCTTGGTAAAGGTAACATATTCAGAAGTATGGAACTGATGATTCACAAGCATTTCATGAAGTTCATCAATATAATGATCAAGGTCTTTTTCAATAGCCTTTACTTCTGCATACCACCCTTTGCCTTTCTTTGCGTGTTTATATGCAAGTTTCAGATTTTCTTTGGAACAAATCTTTGCATAAAGATTGCCATAACGCTTCACATTTTCCTTTCACCTCACTGATTGTTTTTGTATGCACTAAACTGAACCTTCAACTTGTCACAAATGAGTGACAACCTACCAATACAGTTTATGTTGTATTGCCTGACCATTTCTGTTCAGGGCTTATGTGTTTTGCCAAGTGGCATGGTTGCCGGGGTTTCAGTATCATAAACCCCTTCACCTGATGAAAGTGAAGGGGTTTGAAAAGTTAAAGTGCATTTACTGCCTGACTGCTGATATTCCGATTACGATTAGAAGAAACATTATTCAGATTCCAATAGAAAGCACTGGCATTCGAAGCATTATTCCAATTCGCTCCAAGTTTAGTGACTTGAATTTTTGCTTTTTGGTTTCCTTGCTTACTATGAACCGCTTTCAGTTGTGCAATCGTCATCTGTATAAGCATACCGACAACCTATATAAAAGTTGGTGTTCTATGCTACATTATGCAGCTGCTTTACGGAACACCGCCCGACCGCCGACAGCCCGATAACGATAAGAAGAAACACTATGCAGAGTCCAACCGAAAGCACCGGCACCCGAAGCATGACCCCAATGCCCTCCAAGGATAGGGACCGTCCAAGCCTGTGCGACATTCTGCCAAAAGTAATCTGAAACAGGAAGGGCATCTGATCCAACAACTTCCCCGGCAATGAACAACCAATCAAAATCTTCATCATAGATGAAGGCTGAAACATAACCGTTTGCATTGATGCAAGTGATGCCTGTGTCGGTATAACCTGTTGCAGTATCATCAGCAAAGTCATGATCCTTGATGAAGATTTTGCCATAATTGATGTTGATGCCATCAACCCAAGTCCAAATGTTGCCCCAAAAGTTTTCTTCACCACGATATGTGACAAGCTGCACACCACTCTTTGTGATTGCACCTGACTTGTTGCCAAGCGGTGATGTTGCACCTGTGTTTTCAGCCATGTTGGATGAACCGTCATCAGTCTTGTCAACATCACCCCTTCCAATTTCTGCTTGCATATTGAAAGAAGCATATTCAATCAGCATCAGAAGTTCTGACATGGTTGAAGTCTGAACAAGACCCTGTGACCAACCTGTTCCACGCTTTGCAGCAATGCTTCTGAATCCGGCTCTTGTTGCACCTACCTGTGACAGACCTGACATGGGCTTTGCCCCGGCAATGGAAGCAATCTTGTCATTAGAAAAGTCAACCGTCTGTGCATCATTGGTGATGTATGTGGATGCAGAAACATCATAGGATGTTGCTTCATAGGCTGAAACATAAACCTTGTCAAGTTCAGCACCGTTCATCTTGAATGCCGGATGAAGTTTGAAGCCTGTCTTTGCCGTATCAGATACATAATATCTTGCCTTGCGAAGAAGAACCCTTCCACCAACAGTTTCAGTTTTCAGCGGAACAACCTTGTAATAGAACTTTGGCTGCTCAACCATGACCTGACCATTTGAACCATCTTCAACATAGCCCTGATCATCTTCATATGCGTTGACCGTTCCATCATCAGCAAGGTTGCATCTTCTTCTACCACCAAAAGCATTGATGCCATCAAAGTCAGTTCCCGGCTGCTTATTTACTGCACCGCCAACCCTTGTGAACTTCTTGTTTTCAAAATCGACTTCAACACCATAGATGTCATAGTCATCATTGTAGTTCACAAATGCCTTCAGGTTGGCAATGTCTGCTTCATTAGCAGTTACCCTGACATCAAGATCATCAACCATATCCACGGTTGCAACCGCTGCCGGATCAACTGTAATGTCAACATCTTCACTGTTGGAAACAACAGTTGTCATGGTAACAATAGCACCTGAAACAGTAACCCCGGTATAAGGGGGCATATAACAGTTGCCTGTGGTTTCTATACAAACCGCAAAAAGGATTTCACCTTCATCCGGGTCAGTTGCATAAAGACCAAGGGTGTTCATGTAGTAACCTTCAGCAAGGCTTGCATTGGTGAATGCAGCTTTGACCTGAACACCAACACTATTGACAACCTTCTTTTCTGCAATAGTGCTTGACTGTTTCTCTGTCATGGATGTCAGACTTTCAAGGTCTGTGATTTCATATTCATCATCTGAAGCCACAATCCTTGTGAAGTCATAATCACTTGCAGTTCCGGCAATGACCTTTGCAACAAGTGCCTGACCTTTTGCGGTTGTAATAAGTTTTGAATACTCTGCCATTTTCTCATTCCTCACTTTCTGTTGATAAAATTTCTGTAACACTCATAACAAGTGATACATTTGAAGCACCAAGTATTTCATTATTTTCATTGAAATCAGGTGTTACCTGAACTTCAACAGTTTCAGAAATCACACTACCAAGATATGCATTTCCCCTGATGTCATTGTTTTCATTGAAGTCAGGGGTGATATTGTCAACATCAACCCATCCGATCTGACCGCCAATGTATGAACCGCCTGAAGCACTCACATTAAACATATTCTGTGAATCAACAACAAGGTTCATTGGTGTCATCACATCAAGGATGTGTTCAAGTTGTTCAACCTGACCATATAATTCAAGGTCTGTGATGACTGTCAGGTTATAACCAACTTCAAAATCATTTCTGACTTCAAAGTTCCCTTCACCACACAAGGTGATCAACTTTCTTATCAAGGTTTTCAGGGTGTATGGTATGGTGTTGAACCATAGACTTCTGACCCTTGACCGCCTTGATTCAAGTGTGTCATGTGCGGTTGGGCTGATTCCAAGCATTGCTTCATACCTTGATATGCCGTATTCATCAGCCGTTTCAATGAAGCGGTTATAAAGAACCTGATCCTTGGCAACCCAAAGCAAATCAAATTCAGGATTTTCCGCTTCAAGTGCAAGAACAGGTTCTTTGTATTCCGTCATGAATGAAGGAAGGTATGAAACAAGGTCAACATTTCTTGTCATGGTGACACACCCCCCATCACCGGGATTTCATATTCACCAAGTGTCAGATTGGATGCTTCACCATTGATTTCAGTGTCAGCAATATCCGCAACACCTGTGATTGCTAAAATCCTTGATTCAATCTGTGCGATCCTGACAACTGTGTTTGAACCATTTGCCCAATAAGTGCGAAGTTCCAACAGATAATCACTGACCGCCTTTGTGATTGCCGTTCCAAGGTTTGACCATGAATAACCCTGTTCAAAAGTGATGTCAGTTGTTACATTGATTGTCACACCTGATGCACTCTGAACAGTGACTACATGACCAATAGGGGCAAGCCCTTCACCTTCCCCGGCATCTGATTCAGGATCAATGGCATTCTGAACTGTTTGAACCAATGTTGAACTTGCCACACCATAATCATCTGAATCAACGATTGTGATTAGAACAGTACCACCAACAGTCAACTTCTTGGCAAGTGCAGCTGCATACACTGCATCAATCCATGCCTTGACTTCACCTGTGACAGAAAGCCCATTGTACCAAGTTGTGACTGCATCAGTTGGGATCATGGAAGCCGGGTTGATGTCACCATTCCAAACCCTTGTGACCTTCACATCACCAACACCATCTATTGCCCTGACAAGTGCAAGGTATGCAGCTTTGTTTCCGGCAAATGCCTTTTCATTGAAACTGTCAAGGTATCTTTGCCTTAAATGGTCAGTGGTTTCTTCATCCTCACCCGGAATCAGAACTTCTGTCAGTTCAGCGGTTTCAAGTCCGTCAATGTAGTTCATTGGGATTATGTCACCAAGATACTGATTGCCGATTGTTCCGACTTCTTCACATTGAACTGTATATGATCCGGCTTCACCGTCTATTGGTGCAATGACTGTGTAGTTCATTTCACCAATGTTGAACCTTTGCCCGGTCACATCAATGTTGGTTGGTGTAAATTCACCTTTCAGGATTGCATTGGTTGCACTTTCAGGAATGATGCCCCTGTCACCGCAAAGATAGATCAGGAATTCCCTTTCAGCTGTGTCACCGTATGAATTGGCAATCAGGGTTTTCAGTTCAACATACAAAAGAAGGATTTCATTTGCAGTTGATGCCTGTGTATCCCAAATCAGGGAACTTTCCCTTTTGTCATATTCATCCGGGATTCTTGCAAGCATTCTGTTCAGAATTGCTTCATAGGTCTGATCATTGTATAAATCACTCATTTGTTATGTTCACCTCTCTTTCTGCTTGAAAATCTCCAAAGATTGTGACAACAGTGAAAGAAACATGAACATTTCTTTTGTTGGATGTATCAAATTCAAAATCTGTCACATCTTCAATCCTGTCATCCATCATCAGGGCTTCAGTTATTCTTCTTTCAAGTTCCGGGCAAACATAGGTGACAGGCATTCCATACAAATCCATTGTTTCAATGCCATAGTCATTGGAATAGATTGTGAATGCATATCTTTCAGTTTGAAGAATCCTGAACACCGTCTGTTTCATGGCTTCAATCTTGTCACAAAAGCCCCTGACTGAATCACCGCCTTCAGACAAATCCATTTTGTAATTTTTTGAAGGTTCAATCTCAACTTCAATATCTTCATCAAGATAACCTGTTACTGAAGGAATCATAAACATCACCCCAATCTGTCAACTACTATGAATTTTTGCCCTTCCTGTTGTCTGATCAGAACAACTTCATCACCAACCTTCAGGGCATTGTGTACTTTGATATTGACCTTTCCTATTGCGTGAACATGATCAGGGCTGACAGGTGCAGTTCCTGAATCAATATCCCCGGTATAGTAAAAGTTTTTGACATTTCCACCTGTGATTGATGTGGTGTAGTCTGTCACATTTCTTGTCAAAACAAGCTGCTTTTCACCAAGCACCATCTTCTGTTCAACATTGATCTTCAATGGGCTTGCACTTGTTACCTTTCCAAAGAATACATTGACAGGCTTTGATGCTTCCATAGCATCCATTGCAGCCTTTTTGATTGCCTTTGTAAAATCATTTGCATCACCCAACGAATTCACCACCCCTCAATGTCAAATCCATCCAATGTTCACCTTCCTTGTATTTGTGAACTGCTTTTTCCACAAGCATGAAATTTTTCAGTTTCACATCACCAAGGTCAAGGTTTACAACCACCATTGAACCGCCACGAACACGATTGTCACCAATGGCATCCTTGACTGTCAGTTTTCTTGTCTTGGCATTGTAAAGTTGAAGAAGGGCATCAGCCTTTGCCTGTCCGTTTTCCCCTTTCTGTAATGTGCCAAAATACTGAAGGATTCCCCAATCATTGATATGGGATGAATCCTTTGCAATGTAAACTTCCCTTTTGCCTGTTTCATCATTGTCATAGGTCAGTTTGATTTGGTTGTATGTGTTATCATCAATAGAAGATTCATAGTCATAATTCTGACCTGTTTCTTCATCAATCATCAGCCATTCATTTGTTTCCTTGTTACCAACACGCATATCTTCAAGCGGTTTCAAGGTCAGTTCACCAAAGTTGTCATATAAAACATACATTTCCCCGGTGTTCTGAAGTGTCAGGTCAAGTGCATTTTGGATCATTTCAAACAGGGAAGTGTTTTCTTCAACCCTTGATGCAATCTTGAATGTGGTATCTTCCAACTTGCCTGTGTTCAGTTGGTAATCATCAGCAATCATCTTGATGATTTCTGAAGCGGTCTTATTTTCAAAAACCTTTGTGTCTTTGTTCTTCAGATAACGCAACTGATCATATGCGGTGACAGTGATGATCTTGTCACGGTTTCTTTGTTTCTTAAACACAAAGCCAAAGAAAACCTTCTTGCCATCAACTGTCATCCTGACCGGGCAACCTTCTGAAAACTTCAACTTGCTATCCTTGACAACCTTGAATGTCAACTTTCCGGGTGTTCCGGCTCTTTCAGTAGTCCATTCAATACCTTCCTGAACAGGTGGTTCATAAACAATGCCATCACTATCTGCAATTAAAAGTTGAACATTCATTGAACCACCACCTTTCAATCAAATGTGCCTTCATCTACCCAACCATAAACATTTGATGAACTGTCAGTGTGTATCAGATGCCAAGGATGTGTTTTGCCTGAACCGTTTGCAATGGTGATCCTTGCCTGTCCGGCTCTTGCGTTATATCCTTTTGAACCTGAATATGATGAAACATAATGTGTTCCACCATGAAAGTTCACTATATCACCGACTTTGTACCCTTTAGGTTTTGAATCCTGTGATCTTGTTGGTTTAGGTGTTGATGCAGTAGGCTTTGGCTTCTTTGCATCAATCTTGATTTTGACCGTCTTTGTTCCGTAATCTCTCCATTGCTTCAGGTTTACTTTGACTTTCACATCAAAGCCTTCCCCGGCATCTTCAGTGATCTTGTAATCTTCCAAAGTCACCTTGATGTTGGTTGAAAAGAACTGATCACCGCCCGGTGACATTCTTGAAACAATGAATTGAAATTTTTTCTTTTTGGTTTTGAGTGCTTCCAACTTTTCAAGGTAATATTTAGCACCCTTGAACCCTGATGCATACTTCCCATATGGTTGTTTTACCTGTGGGATGTAAAATTCAAATTCAACATCAGTCAGCCCGGCAACCTTCAAAATGTTGATTTCACCATCATTTATCAGGTTGACGGTTTTGTTCTGACCGTTTATTTTCATTTGAATCTTTTCAGGGGTGACAGGTAAAAGCACTTTTCCCAAATAGACATCATATCCACTTTTTGCCATTACTCATGCACCCCCTCTGTTGCAGATTCTATTGCTTCATTCACACCATCTGTCAGGCTTGAAATCACACCATCCAAATCCATTCCTTCATGGATGTTGTTGGTCATTCCTGATTGGTCAATGTGAATTTCAGCGGTTGTGAAGCGGTTCACTGCTTCCTGTTCAGCAATGTCACGCAAATACTTCAAATCTTCTTCAGTAATATCCAAAGAATCCTTGATTGCCCCTGTGTTCCCGGCAATATCTCCAACACCGTCACCAAGACCTGAATTATTGATGCCATTTGCAATGGCATTGTCAAAGCCTGATGTGTAATCCCCGGCATTTGGAATATCAACCGCCAAACCATCCTTGAAGCCATCAATGGCTGATGAAATGTTGTCAACAACACCATCACCCCATGCTGCACCTGAATTGAAGGCATCTGTTGCCCATCCGTCTTGGAATGTGTCAAATGTTGACATTCCTTCACTGAAAGCTGCACCAACATCAGTGTATTCACCCTTGTTTGCAGCTGCTTCAGCACTCTTTGCAGCATAGTCATTTGCAGCGGATGTGATGCCTGAATAATCAAATTCCACAAAAGGAAGGTTGTTCAGGGCTTCACATATTCCGGCAATAACAGAAAGTGCAGTTGATAACAGGTTATAAAACCATGACTGAACACCTGAAATGGCATTGCTGAATGCAGTCATCATGTTTGAACACAATGCACTGATTGCTGATGCAATACCAAGGGCAATGTTTGCTACCGTCAAGCCCAAGTTCTTGAAGAACTGAATCACCACATTGATTCCACCTGTGATCACTCCAAAACCTGAATTGGCAATGCCTGTCAGTTTTGCGATTGCCTGACATACTGCAAAGATAATTGCAATCAGGGCAATGATCAGAAGAATGATCCATGTGATAGGGCAAGCCATCAAGGCTGCATTCAATCCGTACTGTTGAACAGTCCAAAGGAATGTTGCCCCGGCTGCCATTGCTTCAGATGCAGCGGTCACACCGTTTACAATAGCCATGATTCCATTGATTGCATTCACAATGGTTGCAATGGCAAGATATGCACCCAATGCACCGACAACCGCCATGATGATTGGTTCAAGAACTGACCAATTTTCACCAATGAATGAACCAACCTGACCAATCAGGTCAAAGATGTTCAAAACGATCCCGGCAAGAACCGCCATGTCATTGATTGCATTGTTCACAAATGTTTGGAATCCTTCACTGTTTGCAAGTTCATTGATCCTTTGCAAGACAGGCTGAAACGCAATCAAGGCGGTGTTTTGGAACTGTTGCCATATCTGCCCCCAAGTCATGGGCATTGCTTCAAACTTGGCATTGATGTCATCCGCTGAAGCAAAGATTGCTGATTTTACAATGTCAGCGGTCAGTTCACCTTCCTGTGCCATTGCTCTGATCTGACCAATAGGCACATCAAGATAATCTGCAATGCTTTGAATCAGGTTTGGTGCTTGTTCAAAAATTGAATTCAATTCATCACCACGCAAAACACCTGAACCCAATGCTTGTGACAACTGAAGCATTGCATTTGATGCTTCCTGACCCCCGGCTCCGGCAATGGTCATCTGTTTCTGAATCAGGTCTGCAAAGGCAACAACTTCTTCAGAAGAACTGAAGGCATCCTTTGCATTGTTTCCGAACCTTGCGACAACATCAGCCATGTCAGCAAATGAACCCCTTGCATCCTGTGCAGCTGCATAAACCATGTTGGTCAGTTCTTCAGTGGTCTGAAGTCCATCATTCATCTGATCAAGTCTTGCAGTCACCTGAACAAGTTCATCAGAAATACCAATGACATTTTTGACGGTCTGAAAAGATACATAAGCACCAACCGCCTGTTTTATCATCTTTGTCAGTTCGTTTGCCTGATTTGCACCCTGTGAAACAGTGTGATTGAATTCTTCCTGTTCCTGTGTCATTTCATCAATGCCGGATGTTGCCCTTGTCAGGGCTTCATGGATGCCATCAAAACCTGATGTGTCAACATTAGTGTTCAAGGTTTGTGCAAAATCTTCAAACTGTGTGGTTGCCATGTTGACTGCACCAACAATGTCATATAATACGCTTGAAAATTGGTCATTCAGCCTGATGCCTGTCTGAATACTTGCCACATTGCACACCCCCTTTCCTGATTAGTGTCTTTTCCTTGACTTCTTTTCTGCTTCTTTCTTGGCTTTCTTGTCTGCTTCCAACTTCAGTTTTATGGATGCAATCACAAAAGCCTTTTCATTTTCTTCTAACTCTAAAAATTGAGAAGGCAACATATGAAGTTTCAAAAGTGCATAATATGCATAATTGGCTTCACCGTCACCTTCTTCAATTAGTTTTTTGCTTCATCCACCTTTTCATCAAGGCTCTTTGTAAAGCCCTGAAACTTCTGCATCCAAAGTGTGAATTCCTGATATTCACCGGCTTCATCAACCATTGCATACACCAAATCTTCAGGTGTCTTTACACCATAGGAATCCTGAAGGTCTTTGTCATAAAGATCAGGAACAACAGTTGAAGCCACGATCATTGAAGCAATGTATTTTGCAGTGTTCACTTTAGGTCTGAACTGATTTGGCTTGCCTGTCACCTGAACTTCAGTGGTGCAAGCATCACGCAACTGTTCATTCTCTTTAGATGTTATATGTCTGAATTCCCATTCAAGGGGATTGCCCTTGTCATCCACAAGGGATGTTGTGGGTGCGTATTTTTCATTTTCTTTCTTAACTTTGTTCTGCTTCATAAAAGCACTGAATTTTGACATAATCTGTACCATTCCTTTCTGTTGTACTCTTAAATAAAAAAGCCCCTCATATGACCATATATGACGGTCACACAAGGGGCTTTTAACCTGAATCTGAAGATTAGTTGGTTAAGAACCCGGAAAGATTGGCGAAGGATTCAGGCATTGAGAAATCCTCAAATGTGCCTTCAATTTCTTCATCCAAATATTCACCGTCTGCATCAAACTTGGCAAGGATGCCACCGTCTGTGTTGCAATCGTAGAATATAATTGTCTGCCTTCCGGCATCAGAAGTAGGATCATCATTGGTGATCTGCATTTCAAAATACACATCAGCCCCGGTGTTCTTGTAGTCAAGTAATGCCTGACGAAGAACAGACTGATTATAGTGTGCAGTACCGCTGAAAGTTCCTTCCATTCCAACCGACTTATGACCAACCATGACTGCACCAAGTCTTGGAACACTGACCTTGCTTTTCTCAACCTTGGCTTCCATGTCAATCATCTGCATGAAATTGTATCTGCGTGTGCCAATGGTGATATAGCATTCAGCAAGTTTGGCTGCAATCGTATCTCTTGCTTTGATAACCACATTAGACATATTTTTTCACCCCTTCCTTACTGAACCGTTACGGTCATGTATAACTTGCCCATTGCGTTGACAACAGTGATTGAAGAAGTAACCACAACCGCCTTCTTGGTGTCACCCTGTGCAACCTCAATGTCAGAATCAGCAAAATCTTCAATGGCTGAAATATCTTCAAGCTGCTGACAAAGTTTCACAATGTCTGACCAAAGGGATGTTCTGCCTGATGCATTGTTCGGAACAACACCAAGATACTTGGTATTGAAAAGAACCGCCACATCATTTCCGATCTGATCAATGACCCTGATTGTCTGATTGTCCTTGAAGATGTCACCGCAAGTGTCAGTTGTTGTGACAAGGGTGTTTATATCTTCAAGAACACGAACATCACCATTGACAAGGTGGAACATGAACTTTCCGGCTTTGATGCCATTCTCCAACTGTGTCTGTGTGTAGTTGGTATCAACAGTGTATTCACCATCATACTTCTTGTTCTGAAGTGATCTGTTGACCTCACATCCGGCATTCTGACCTGTTACCCAATACACAAGGCTTGCAACTGATTCATCTGCATCTGTGATGACATTCTCAACACTGACAGTGCCAAGGTAATCTGCCGTTGTGTACTTGTGAAGTACCAACTGAAACTTGATACCCATTTCATCACGCAAACGCTTCACAAAGGATGCATAAAGTGCCTTTGTAGTTGTGTCAGTAGTCACAACACCCATTGTGTTATAACTGAAGGATTCAATGGCATCCAAATATGCCTGATGATCCGTTCCTGTGACTGTGCTATTTGTTCCGCTTGTCAAAGATGTTCCGGCGGTCACTGCAAGTGTTGCAGTCTTGATGAAGTCAACATAATCATTGTCAACCAGTGCAGAAGCACCGCTGACAGATAACTGTTCATCAACCTTGACCGTTCCAAGATAGGTCATGACATCAAACTTTGTATCATCATCCGCATTTTCCTGAATGACAATCTTCAGATCATTTCCCCTTGTTCCCGGATACTTTGCCGTTGCATATGTGCAAGAAGCCTTTACACCACCGCCATTCAAACGGTATGCATATAACTTCTTTGCACCCCTGAAAAGTTCACGCAATCCCTTCAACTTTGCGTTGTCATAGGAATAGCCGAAAATCTTCAAGGAATTCTTCTGAAAGTCACCGTTTGTGACTTCAAACACTTCCCCGGCTTTGCCCCAATCAAGTTCAAGGGGCATTGTTGCAATACCTCTGTCAGAAAGTGCAGCCGTTGCAGCTGCCTTACTGATGAAGTTGATGTATGCACCGGGAAGCACTTTGTTCTGAACCTGAAAAGTTCCACCACCTAAAGCCATATTACTTCACCTGTCCTTTCAAATACTCACCGATCATGGTGTCAACCTGTTCCTTGGTGTATTTCTTGGAATCATCCAAAAGGGCATTCACCAAATCCCTTCTTTCCTGATAGGTTTGCGATTTCAACAACTGTTCTTTGGTGAACTGTGCAACCTGAACAGGCTGAACATCAACCGCTTTTCCTTTTGCCATGTTTTCACCCTACCTTTCATCACTCTTTCACATCAACCTGTTGTGAAAGTGTTTTCATTTCTGTTTCAGTGATCTGCTTCTTCAGGAAGCCGTTATAATCTACAAAGAAATGAAGAACATCATCCTTTATTTCATAATGCATTGAACCGCCCCTGATTGGCTTCACTTCATCTTGTTCTGCATCAGCGTCATACAATGTGATGTATTCCAAACAACCTGAAAGCCGTTCCCCTACATCATTACATTCACGCTGAATTGCAGATGAACCGGGAAAATACTGAACATCAAAATGATTTTGCCGATAATACCGCTGATTCAAGAAAAGTTCATGATCACCATTCAACAGATGAATGAAAAAACATGGTTCTTCAAGTTCTTGGTTTATCCGTTCATCATAGATGTTGTAGTCATCACCAAATTCTTCTGCTATTGCAACGCTGATTGCATCAATGATTTGATTTATCATCTTACTTCACCAACCCTTGCATATATTCCAACACCTTTTTTTCAAGTACCTTGGGGGCTATTGTTTGCAGTTCGTTTTCAGAAATCGTCATCATGAACTGACCCTTCACCCATCCCCGGTGATTTGCCGTTCTGTGACCAAATTCAACATAAGATGCATATTCAACCGGGTTCACAATCTCAATCACATATTCATGACCGATATGTTGAACCTGAAGTGATTCTGCATAACCCTTTGCTGAACCTCTTTGTGATCCTGTCCAACCTCTGCGAAGTGTACCGCCCTTTTTCCCTGAACTACTTGGATATTGACCAACAGGGGTTCTTTTGATGACCTTTGCAAGCAACCTTGCAGCAAGTTCCTTTGCACACGCTTCACAAAATGCATCAGGGTCTTGGAACTGATTGATTTTATCTTGCAGTTCCTTCATGCCCTTGATGTCAAACTTTCCCATCTTCCCCATGATCAAGACCACTTTTCAAACAGGTCAAGAATGATTTCTTGGTGGGTGTCATATACTGCCGGCACACCTGAATGTGTGTAATCCGTTGTTGTTCCGCACTGTGTCACCGTAATCTTTGACCCGGCTTTGATTGATACTTCAGGGGCAATGAATAACTTTGTGGTTTGCGTAACATTGGATGCTGATTCTGATTCCTGATTCTTTGCAATGGTTTCAAATGACAAATGACAAGGTTGTTCAGAAAGAACAACCACATCCTTGAATTCCGTTACTTTTGACCGTTCGTTTTTTACCTTCTGATGCTCTGTTACTGTGCAAACACCATCATAATGGGCTTTTTCAAAAATAGCCCTTGCCCTTTGCCGGGCTTTTTCAATAGCATCTACCATCTTAACCGCCTGAATGAATTGAATTCATCCTTTCCATAGTTTAGAAGGTAATTGACAAAGGCGGTCAACCTCTGTTCATCAGTCTGCGATCCGTCACCAACTGCAAATTCAGTTGTTGTGTCACCTGTCTGAATCCGCTTCACCGCTGCATCAAGGTCAAAGCCTGATAATGCATCAGGGGCAAAAGTCATCAAGCCCTTCAGGAATTCACCACAAGCCATGTCAATGGCTATGTGAACAAGCCCTTCAGGTACATCTTGCCAATTTATTTCATTCTTGATTGTGCTTCTTACCTTTTCCACACAAAAAGCCAAGGAAGCGGAATCCGCTTCCCTGACCTCATAACCAAGTGATTCTAAACGGCTTGCAACGCTTGCCACATCAAAAGTCATATTGCATCACCTGACCTTTCCAAAGCATTAGCCCCTTGAAATGATTCTTGCAATGGCTATTGCCTTATGATTGATATAGGTTCTGTCAGATGCCTGTGCTTCACCTGTGTGAACAAGAACCCAATTCAGACCGTTCTGAAGTTCTGCTTCAGTAGGTGAAAGGGTTGCCTGAACTGCCTTCTCATAGGAAATGCCGAAAGGTGCGAACACTTTACGCTGACGAACATATAACTTATCTTCACCACCGTTTGTTGCAGCATCCCTTGCCATCTCATAAGGCACTTTTGCACCAACATCTTCATAACTGATTGCACCTTCACCAAGGATGTAGGAAGTGTAATCAGTAACGATCACTGCCGGGGTAACCTCATTGACTGCAATGACCATTGTTGCTGCACCTTCCTGAACCTCTGCGGTGAATACTGCATCAGGTGCAGTGTTCTTCTGTGTAGCCCCAACATGCTTTGCAGTTGTGTTATCCCAAGTAAACTTGGCAATCTCACCTGTGGTGATTGCAGCTAACTTGGTATAGATTGCAGTTGCTTCATTGGTGACATTGTTTGTGGAAGGAAGTTCGATCTCATCATCATCAGGTGTATCACCGTTTGCAACCCAAGTGAAGGTTGTTCCACAAATTTCAATCTTGTCACCAACAGTTGCAGCGGTCTTAACCTCAATGTCATAGACCCCGGCTGTGCCAACAGCTGCTTCAGTAGGCATTTCATCATCAATGACAACAAGTTTGCCATTCCAAGTGCCAAGATCAAGATCACGCTGAACACCGTCTTTGTCTGTGTACTTTAAGTGCTGAAGAAGGTTCAGGTTCTCAAGACCTGTTGCAACATCACTGTGCATGAACACAAGGGCAAACTTCTTCTTGTTTGCACCACAAGCCTTGTTCATTGCAGTGTTCAGTGTAGTTGCACCAACCTTGGATGCATCACCAACACCACTTGTGATGTCAAGTGTGTGCTTCTGTACGAACTCAACAGACTTGCTATCACCACTCATGCTGAAGATACCCTTCAGTGTGGAAAGAATAGTGTCCTGATCAAGACCATCCTTGTAATCAGCGATCTGTTCAGCGATATTCTGCATGAAATCAACACCGCCTGTGATGTCATAGGAAAAGTCTTTCTCAACAAATCCCTTTGCCCTACCAACTACAACAACACCCTGTTCAAAGGTCTTGGTTGAAGTTGCAGTGATGTTTGTCTGACCGTCATAGTTGACTGCATCACCTTCAAGAAGCCCACGCATTGCAAGTCTTGCATAGCCTGTGCCGTTCTGTGTTGCGAACACATCACGGATGTCAGGGTTTGCAGCTAATGCCCTTGACTTCTTGATCTCATTCATTTTGAGATTGGGAACACGCTGAACCATATACTTGAAGGCTTCAGCGTTGAAACTCTTTGCATCAAATTTTGTATTCGGCATAATATTCACCTTATCCTTTCATGTTAAAAAAAAACTGTGATCCGGCAAAACTACTGTAATTTTGCATCAGGATTCTGTTCAAGGTATGCACAAAGTTCATCATAGTTCATCTTGGAAGGGTCAATCTGACCATTCGGTTTGCCATTGGCAAGACCCGGCTGAAATCCTGTGAACTGTGTCTGACCACCATTCTGATCAGGTGCTTTGAACAGGAACTTTGTATCATCTGCATTCTTCAATGCATCAATCTGTTCCTTCAAGCCCTTGACTGTGCCATCATCAGCAATCTTTGCATCATCTAAATCAAGATATGCTCTGACTGCCTTCACCCCTAAAGCCCCGGCATCAGCAAGTGCCTTTTCAACCGCTGCATCAACCTTCAACTGATGAAGTTCAGCCTTGTGTTCAGCATCCTTCTTCTTGTTTTCAGCCTGAAGGGTTTCAATCTGCTTCTGCAAATCCTCATTATCCCCGGCTGACTTCTTCAGACCTTCAATCTGCTTGTCACGATCCGCAACCTGTGTTTTCAGTGCTTCAACTTCGGTCTGAATGGATTCTGCTTCAGCCTTTGCAACCGCCTTGGCATTCTCAATGTCAGCACCATTGATCTTGATGACTGCATCTGCCTGTTCCTTTGTCAATCCTAATGTTTCAAGTTCTGCTCTTTTCATTGTTCTATTCCTCACTTTCAAATACATTTTTTACGGGGTCATTCCCACATGAATGTTTGGCTTTGTCGGTTTTACGACTTGGCACACCGTCAATATTTATTACAACCGCACTAATCTGAATCAGGTGCAGCCAACATGATTGAAATGTTCTTGTTTCCAATCAATGTGACCTTTGAAACAGTCTGTGCGGTTATTGTGCTTGATATGCTTTCATAACCTTCAGCATTGAACTTGATTAAAAGTTCTTTACTACTGTTCAGGATGCTGACCTGTGTATCTTCATTGTCAGCAAGCACTTCAAGCAAAGCTGCAACTGTCATATTGTACCCCCTTTCTGTTAAGACTGCTTAACTGTTGGTGCAATTAAAAAGCACCCTTTTCAGGATGCTTTGAAAACTAATTATTCATGATGTTCACCTCTTGGCTCAAATATCACAACACGGCTTTCTTGTTAATCTCATTGAAGATGCCTGTCATTCATCTTCATCTTCATCTTCCTGTTCCTTCATGTATCTTTCAAATTCTTCTTTCATGTCATCCGGGGCATCATCTGTCAGATGCCAATTATCAGGTTCAGGCACAAAATAGGGGCTATCCCAAAAACTTGGCATTGGTTGTGACATATCAATCACCGCCTTTCTTCAATGCTTCTGCAAGCATTTCTTCAAGTTGCTTTCCAAGTTCCTGTGCAACAGGTCTTGGATCATCTGAAAGCATATATTCCGAAAATGCTTCAGCAAACCATTCTTGTGCATTCTTTGTTGCATATCCGCTGACTTCTTTTCCAATGTCAGATACCTTCAAACCACAAGCCTTCAAAACCTTTGGTCTTAAAAATGCAGATACCCTTTTTGCCTTCCAACCGTTCATCCCGGCTGCATAGCAAGTATTGGAAAGGAAATCATCAATGGCATGACCTAATTCATGCATAACTACTGAATCAGCCATAAACAGGTTCTTTGGATGAAAACCATGTTCAACATCCTTTTTAATGGTTCTTAACAGTTTATCAATATCACCAAAATACTGTGTATTGACTGTTATTCCACCATGACCAAGCCCATACATACATTGTGCATATGTCATTCCATCCAACTTGCCTGAAGAAGCTGCATTCAATTTGCCCTTCAGTCCGGGGAACTTCTGCATCAACTTTTCATATGGTCTATATATTGCCTTTGCTGATTCAACATCAACACCACTGAAAGAAACACCGTCAACCGACTTGATCACCTTGCCATCAGGCATCTTCATTTCATAGAACCAATCACCATGTGATTTGAACAAATCCTGAACTTCTTCAGTGGTCTTGCAGTCATCAAGTGTTTTCTTGATTGTTTTTCCTGTTTCTTTTGTACCCTTTATTATATCACCATCAGAATTCTTCTTCAATCCTGACTTGTCACCGCCACCAAGGAATGACTTTTGCCATTGCTTGTATGTCATATCAGCCGGAACATGATATGTTGGTTCACCATCAGCCATTCTTGCAGCCCTTTCACCGGGAACACCAAAGTCATCTGCAAAGTATGGAACTGTTGTTGATCTGCAATACACATGAAATGGTGGTGCAGTTGTTCCAACTTCCCATTGTGACATTTTGAAGTGCTTGCCATCCATATCCTGACAAATATCAGAAGTGTGACTGTCAAGGGTTGCCACAATTTCATATTCTTCAACATCAAGTTCTTTGAAACAATCCCTTTGTGCTTCAGAACTGAAAAAGGCTTCTTCAGTCATAACCAACCGCCCGGCATTATGCTTTGAAGTGTTCATCTTCTTGGCAATTTCATCAATGGCTTTCTGTGGGTCTTGACCAAGAACAATGTTCCTTGTCAGTGTTTGGTTCAGTTCGTTCACCAACTTGGTTCTGTTTCCCCAAACACGCTGACTGAAGTTCTTGCCATCAGCTGCCCAAGGCTTGTTGATCACCTTGGCAATCTGTTTGTCATCAAGGCTTGCAAAATCCCAACCAACACCAAAACCCTTCTGAATTTCAAAAGCGGTTCTGTAAAAACCTGACTTGTAAACATCTGACATTGCAGAATCAATGGTGTCAAGTTGGTTTCCAAACATCACTTCAAGTGACTGTTGTGTTTGCAGTTGCAGTGCTTCCAATCGGCTGATGTGAAATCTTGCTGAAGCGTTTTCAAGTTCCTTGATCCACTGATCATTCAGGGCATTTTCCTGACCATATTTGATATATTCATGAACATCCCATTTCAGTTCATCAAGTTCCTTGGCGGTCAACATCCGTCTTGCTTCTTCAAGGCTGACATTGTTGTTCTTTGCAAATCGACCATACCAAGCATTGATCTGACCTTCAATCTGTCTTTGGGCTTTTCTGTATTGATTTTCAATATCAGCATAAGCGGAAACACCAATGTCATGTTGTGATTGTTCAACCTGTTCAAAACGCTTTTTCCAATATTCAGCCGATTTCATAATCAATCACCGCCTTTGTCATCATCCGGGTCAGGTTCATCACCTTTATCATCCGGGTTCTGACCTCTTTGACCAAAAAGGTCAAAGTTGGAAAGGGCTTCTTCCTGTTCCTTTTTCTTCTGTTCTTCAATCCTTTCCATTTCCTTCTTTGGATCATCAACCCAAGGATGCTGACCAATAACAGTTTCAAGTGAAAGGATTCCCATTGACTTGGAACAGTTGTCAATGATTTCACCTTCATTGATCAGGATGTCACGGTTGAAGATGATGTTGACATTCTCTTTTTCAAAGTTTCCATGCCCGGTGTTTGCAAGGTGGGCATCCACAAACCAAAGGATTTCATCAAAGGCTGCCTGATATTCTGTTTCAGTGTCATTGGCATCAATGTCAATATCAGAATACATTGATTGAATGTTCATCTGATTTGGATTGCCGGAAAGCCTATCATCCTTGGCATCATAACCCATTCCGTTTTCAATGATTGCCTTCTTGAATATCTCAATGATTGCCTTGTAGTTTTCGGCATTCACCTGAATTTCAAGTGTTTCAACACCGCCCTTTTGGCTTTCATCATATCTGACCTTTACTGCACCATAGGTTGCAAGGTTCTTTCTGAATTCACCAAGGTTTGTACCATCATAGTTCTTCAGAACAAGGATTGTATTTCTTGCATCTTCTTGCATATTGTTTTCAAAGTCAGAAAGCATGACATTGATTCCATCCTGAAGTGATTTCACCTTCTTCAGAAGCGGTGTTTCCTGATCATTAACCTTCAGGGGAATCAGTGGGATTCTTGACCAGTTCAGCGGTTGACCGTTTGCAGTGACATATGCACATTCAATGTCAGAAGCATTAGCATCAGGTGTCAGCCTTCCATTATCCCAAATGTAACAATGAATGCCGTTCTGATCAAACACTTCAACCTTTTCAATCTGTTTGTGTTGCTTGTTTTCATAGCCGTTCACCACATACATACGAACTGCACCCTGAAGGTGTTCATGTTCTGCATCTGCCCAAAATGGCAAAATCTCATATGCCGGGAAAAGCCTGAAATCAAGTTCACCATCCTGATTGTAAAAAGGATAAAGCCAAGCAATACCGCCATTGTACGCATACTTGCCTGACTTCTTGATTGTACGCATGAACTTCTTATCAAAAATATCCTGAAGAAGTTCAGTGTATGTATCATTGTCAGTTTCGATTGCAAAAGGCTGACCAAACAGGTAATTGGTTTTCTGATTGACCAACTTTGCATACTGATTGTCAATGATGTGGTTGTTCGGCAAGTTTTCCACTTCCTGAATCTTTCCATCATCACCGATCATTGTTCTTTTACGCTTCAGGATGTCATGTTCATTGTCATAATACATGAATCCCTTGATCTGCAATGCTCTTTCAGGTGAACCCTTCCATCTACTGATAGACTTTTCAAGAAATTCAAGGTCTGACATATTTGCACCAAACCCAAACAATATGAAATTGGATAACCTGTCAAGCAAGTTCAAAGTGTTCAATATGTTCACCACCTTTTCATTGCATAATATAAACTAAACCGCCTTGTTCCTTGTGGTTCAGGCGGTTTGTGTTTCTAATTTGTTACTATTCAAAACTGAATGCATCACCCTTGCTGAAATCTTCAAGGGCATAACGCATTGCATCCATCAAGTGGTTGAAATCGTCAATAGGTCTGTTGATCTTCTTTCCTGTTTTTGAATCAACATCCCATGTATAGTTTCCAATCTCTGTCAGGAAGTTCACGCACCGGGGATGAATAATGATGTGGAAATCCTGAATGTAATCAATGCCATTCATGATTGAATCTTTCCCTTTTCGTGCTTTCCTGATGTGATCAAGTCCAAGTGTACGCAATCGGTCAATGCTCTTTGGTTCAGCTGCATCAGCGGTGATCTTTTCTTTCATGTACCCCATCCGCTGAACCTTTTCTGCAATGGCTTCATTACTCATGCCCTTTTGATACATTTCATCAAACACCCAAATGGTTTTGGATGCTTCATCAATGAACCCACACCAAAGGGCTGAAGGGTCATTTGTATAACCAAAGTCAAGACCAAATGCAGAATGAACACCCTGAACCTTCCTGACTTCATCAAGGCTGAATGTCTTTTCTTCCCAATTCTCAAAAACAAGACCGTCAACAATGCCCCAATCACCAAGCCCGGCTACTTTATATCGTCTTGGGTTCTTGCGTTTCATTGTTTCAAAAACCTTGCGGTCAGCTGCATCCAACCATTCATTCATCAAATAGTTGGTTGTCAATGCAAGTGTTTCATCATCAGGATGATCAAAGAACCTTGCCTTCAGCCAATGATGTTCATTCCAAGGATTGAAGGTCAATGTGATCTGTTTGAACAGACCTGAATCATCCGGGATTGCACCACGGATTGATTCATCAAGCATATTGAAATCATCTTCATTGCTGATTTCATAGGCTTCTTCAATCCACATCCAACACAAATAACCATGTTCAACAGTGATTGAAGTGACCTTCAAAGGATCATCAAGACCCCTGAACAAAATCTTTTGCCCTGTGGGCTTGTATGTCATTTCAAGTGGGCTTTCCTTCACATCCCAAAATTCATCAACACCCAACCTGTGGATTGCCCACTTCAGATCAGTGAAACAGGAATCCTTCAAGGTTCGGAATACCTTTCTGACAATCAGTGCATTTGCTTCAGGGTACTTCATCATGTTGACAATGAACCATAAAGCGGTTGTTTTTGATTTCTTGGATGCTCTTGATCCTTTTACAACTCTGTATCTACCTTTGAACTTCCAAAAAGTGGCATATCCTTTGCCAACCACTTCAGGAAGCAGAATGTTCTTTGTTTTCATTCAAAATCATCACCTTCCTGAAGTCTTTTGCAATGCCGTTCTTTGCATCTGTGGGTATGCATCAGTCCTTTTGTCAGAACACCCCTATAATGTGAACACCATGCCAATGGATAATATGTCAGGTTTCCATCAATGGTTTCATAAAGATATTTTGTTCTGTGTTCCCCGGTATGTTTCCACTTGTGTCTTTTCTTCTTTCCTTTGGTCTTTGGCTTATGTTTAATCTTCAAGAAGATCATCCCCGGAAATAACAACAGGGATTGCACCGTCAATGTTCATCTTATCGGTAAACATTCCATAACGCTTGCCAAGAAGTTCAGCAGCTTTCAGGCGGTCTTTTTCATCCGGGGCTTTTTCAATCCGTCTTGCTTCTGATACTCCATCACCCTGACCTTCAACAACAACATATTCTGAACTTGATTCACCACGAAGAACAGAAGTCAGGTACTTCATCACTTCAGTTGCATCAGCAATGTTTTCTGACTTGATCTGTTCAAGCCGTTCATCAATATAGTGCTGAACTTCAACATTCTTCAACAGTCTTTGACCCTGTGAATATGCCGTTTGTTCACTATATCCGGCACGAATTGCAGCTTGTGTGGCATTTGTGTCAATCAAGTATTCATCTGCAAATCTTCTTTGTTTTGGTGTCATGAAATACCCCCTTTCTGTGATTTTTCCTGATAAATCACTGATTTTTACATAAAAAATGCCCTGTTTTCCAAGAAAACAAGGCTTTTTCTTTAATCTTTTATGGGTAAAAAATAAAATTATTTTATTTTTTATCTATGAATCCAAGAATATATTACTACACTACATATAGGGGTGTCAAGGGGTATTTACACAATATACACCCTGAACACTAAAAATTCACAACCGCTTCAAAGGTGCATACTTTTCTTCAAAGGCTTTCAATGCTTCCTGATGTCTGATCTTGGTGTACTTGTATGACCGCCCCATCTTCTTTGATGTGGCAATGATACTGTTTCCCTGAACATAGACTGAATAAAGCACATCAATGTGTGCAGCCTGATCAAGACCGTTGATCTGTGCAATGATTGTTTCCTTTGCTTTCACATATTCTTCAATCAGGTCTTTGTGCTTCTGTTCAAGTGCTACATAGTTAACAACATCCCTTTCAAGTTTGGAATCCGTCAAGGAAGTCTGCACCCTGTCTTTGTCATACCTGATTGAACCGCCCCCGGTTGCCATCAGTTTCAAATCTTCAATATGTTCTGCACAATTCACAATCCTTGAATCAAATGCTTCTAACTGTTCAAGGTACTGTTTCGCATTCATAAAATCACACCGCCTTTCTGTTATTCCTGATCTGTAACAGAAAGTGTAACAGTAGTGTAACACTAAAATTTTTTAAGTGTTACACCCTTTAGCCCTTGAAAATACTGACTTTCTTGGCATAGTGTAACAGTGTAACACTAAAAACCCTATATTATTATATATTTATATTTTTTATTATACTTACTATATAAACATACTTATATTTTCTAAAGAAGTTAGAAAGTTAGTGTTACAACTGTTACACCCAATAAAATCAAGGGTTTCAAGTGTTACATTTACTGTTACACTACTGTTACAAATCGCATTTTTACTGTTACAAATCCAAAATTTCATCATTTTCCGCATTCAACCTGTGCATGACAAATTTTCTTGCATGATTGAAATAAAATTTTTCAATTTTTAAGTGTTACACCTGTTACAAGTGTTACACCCAAGAATCCGACTCATCAAAAATGATTAGTCAGCCATCTGTTCACCGTCATAAATCTTCAGGTTCTTTCCAAGTGCATAGCCGTATTCACGATTTGCACCAAGTGAATTCTTCCATCCGGGAATCATGAACACCGCTGAACACTTATCCATCAGAACAAAACACACTGACATCAATTCTTCATATGAAAGCACATCTGCAATCCCACCAAGCACACTGCAAGGATTGATGACTTCATAGCCTTCACCCTTCAGCCATTCTTCACACTTTTTGAAGTTTGCAGCTGCATCTTCAACACCTGTTATTGCACCGCTGATATAAACCCTCATGATCACAACACCCCTTCCATGTATTTATTCCTGATGACCGGGCAATCGTAGGGCATCAGGTCACAACTGTCATATTCTCTTTTTGAACATCCTGAACAATGCTTGTCAGACAGATATTCTGTCACTTCATCCCAATCAAATTCTTCACCGTATTCAGAACAGTATGCTGAAAGAAAGTTCTTGCAGACCATGCAAAGTTTCCTTGTGAAGAAATCACCTTCAAACTTGCCGGATTCAACTGAATACTGTTCACCGGGAACAATGGTCTTTCCGCAATATTCACATTGATGTTCTTTCCTTGCTATTGGCAAAGCCCCATTGTAGAATTCAAGCATTATCTTCACCAATCCTTTCATGTGTTCTTCTGATCTTTTCCTGAATGATCCTGTTCACTTCTTCATCAGCATCAAACAGATAGATCACCTGTGAAAGCACCAACTTCACATCTGCAAGTTCTTCAATCAGGTTCTTCTTGATGTCCGAATATAGCCAAGTGCCACCAATGTCTTGACCCTGACCCCTTGACCGCTTATCCTTGCAGATTGCCTGTGTCAGTTCAGCCATTTCTTCAATCAACTGTTGTTCCTGAACATCCCTTCCATAGTGATCCGCAATCCTTGCCTGATCACTGTTCTTTCTCATAAGGGAAGCAAAGTTGTCATACCATTCAGCCTTTTGCAAATCTTCCTGACCGTTCTTCTGTTCAAATCTGTATCTGTACTTGTAGGCATTCAGGATGCAGAATGTTTCAACCGCTTCAGTTCCGAACTTTTCAATCATTTCAACAATGCATTCTTTCCTTCCCGGTATGTTGTAATGCTTTGGATGATTCACATTTTCAATCATTGTTCTTTTCCTTTCCTTAATCTCTGACCGCAAGAAGCACAAAACTGATCATCAGAAAACACTTCACTGTTGCAGACCTGACAAAACCAAGCCTTTTCACCGTCAATCACATCTTCTTCAGGTTCAATCACCTGATCCCTTTGGTTCAGCCGTTTAAGATGTTCAATGCTTCCCTGTTCTTCATAATCAAAAAATTCCTTCATCCAATCCCTTGATATTTCCACCGAATAACCGCCTTCAGGCTTCTTGTGTGTAAACCTTGACAATGGTGGGATAGTACATTCACGCATAGTCAGCACCCCTTTCAGTTGTCAAACTTCTTTGCAATGTCACAATGCATCTTTATTTCTTCAGCCCATTCCCTGATCTTTTCATGTTCAGTGTCAATGTTTTCTGCATATCTTGTGATTGCAGCTGCAAGATCATAAACCCTTTGACCTGATGCCACATAATAGGGCTTGCATCCAAGTTCAGGTTTTTCAGTCTTTGCCATCTGATCACTTCCTTTCACACCCATATTTCATTGTTATTATCAAAAATCTGACAGAATAGGCATTCAGCCACATCCACCACAATACTGTTCCCGGCTAATTTATAAAGTTGTGTGTCACTGATCCCGGCTTCAATCAAAGCATCCACATCAGCATCATCAAAGCCCATCAACCGCAAACAATCCCTTGGTGTATATTTCCTGATCATAAGCCTACCCCCCCACAATCATTTGTTAAAACATAAGGCTGCCTGTTCCCACCGCCTGAACAGTTCAAGGTTGGTGAAAGTCCATCAGGATGATACACCCTTCCTTGATTTGGATTTGCCCTTGTTTTTGTGGGGTATATATTGCCCAAAAACATGATGTTGTTCATTGTGTTATTACCTCAACCAATACCAAATCCCAACTATGACGGTCTATTGAACCTCTCCCCCCCCCGTCTTATGGTCTTTG